TTTTGTGCTCCTTAAATAAGCGAGTTAATAATGCTACCCCGAAGGCGTAGCGTTGGCGAAGGTTTTTTACAAGGTTGCCTTCTCCTTGTCCCATCTCGGGGATATAATTATTTATTACTAGTTGTTAACTTTTTCTTACCAATGTTATACTTTGTTTCCAATGCCCATTCATTTTTTTCCTTATGGGAAATTACTTTGATTTGGGACAATGGAGCATAATCGGTAAAGTAATCAGGATTATTAATTTTAACTAATCCCCAATCAACCAATAACTTTGAAATTGTGTTTCTACGCTGTAGATCATTGTCTGTTAGATCTGCAGATTTACCATCTAAAGCAAACAGTTCTTTAAAATGGACAATGAAATATCTACCCTGCTTGTGTAAAATATGGCAAGACTGGAATAGTGTTTTGTCCTTGCGTGAAGCCACACCAATTCTAGTTAGAGTTTCACGTACTTTTAAAAAATCGTCGGGTTCGGCTAGCATGACTTCCAGAGGATGATACCCCGGGAAATCAATAGAGATTATATCAGTACTCATTCTTACCACCTTTTGTTATTCTTATTCTTAATTCTTTAATAACCGAATCATTTAGAAGTGGGAGTACTTGTTTTGCTTTTTCTGTGCTGTATCCATAGTATTCTTTTACAATTTCCAAATCATCGATTTTCTCAGCCTTGATCCATTTATTGAATCTTTTCTTAGGCCTAATGATATTTATAAGAAACTGAAATTGTAGCAGTTTATCTATGTGTGGGCGAGAATTCATCTCATTTGCGGGGATTACAGTATCGTGTCCATAGGATAACCCCTTGTTTATAATATAGGGATTATACTGTTTCTCTGACCAATCGTCAACTATTAAATTTTCCTTACTGTGATGTATTGCATTTATAAAATCAAAGGGAGAGATTGCCGGTGCTTTATACGGAACTTCAACGATCTTCTCAACAGGTGTTCCAAACAAACTCATAATACCATCCTCAATAAACCGATAGTATCTATGGTAGTAAGCAGGAGGTAGTTAGCAAGCATGCCAAATGATTTCCTAGTCCAACTAGCCCAAGCATACATAGCACAACCACCAATCCAGATAGGGTACAATATAATAAGAGGGGGATTAGGGACGGTTGTTGCCATCGTGATAGAACAACCAACGCTGATAGCCCAAGCACCGCACTCGATAAGAAAGCGAAATCTGTTAGAAGCGAAGTCATCTTTTATCCATTGTAAGGTAGGTTGAAAAATGTTTATCATTTGAATTCTACTGCTGCCATAATCTCAGTCAAACAAGCAACTAGATTAATTTCTTGGTCAGCGCAGAATGCAGACTTATATTGATAGTCTGCTAATAACAAGACCAACTGTGGAACCTGTTTAACATGATCAGTTAAAGTATCGTATAACTTTCTAAAGATAGTCCCGGGATCATTGTCTATATTGTTTACGACCCAAGTACGCATCTTCTTCCAATCACCTTCTTTTAAAGAAGTAATTAGTTCTTGCATATTAGACTCGCCTAAATTAACAAAGATACCTTCGTCAATCTTTCCTGATGCTGAGTATCTCTGCAGTTCATTTAGAACACGTCTATAATCAGGGAAGTGTTTTTCAATTACCTTGGCGATTACTTTACCGTCTGCCTCAATCTTTTCGATTGACATAATCTCGGTAACACGCTTGAAGAATGCTGCCGCAATCTTTGGTCTATCCGCTTTAGGTAATTTAAACTCGATAACAGCGCATCGAGAATGTAGCGGAGGAATAATTCTATTCTTAAAGTTACAAGTAAGAATGAATCTACAGTTATTTGAAAACTCTTCTATAAATGCTCTTAGTGCAGGTTGTGTAGAGTTTGGATTAAGATAATCAGCCTCGTCTAAAATTACAACCTTTGCCTTGCCACTGAATGATACAGTAGATGCAAACTGTTTAATCTTTGTACGAAGAACATCAATACCAGATTCTTCCGACCCGTTAATTACGATATAATCTGTTTGTAGTTCTTCACACAATGCTCGGGCAACTGTGGTCTTACCCATACCTGCCCCACCACATAGTAACATATTCTGAATCTCACCTTTAGCCAACATCTCTAGAAAAATGGTCTTTTGGTCTGCGGGTAAGATACAGTCTTCTAATTTGCGAGGGCGATATTTTTCAACCCACAAAAATTCATTTTCACGATATTCCATAATAACCTCATAATATAATTAATTTTCATCATGCCATTTAAAGCCAAGAAGATGCTTGGCCATAAATCTAATAACGGCATTTGGCTTTGTGGGTCTATACACAAACATACCCTTTGTTATCTCCCACTTGCCAATATTGTTCGCATCTTGTTTTACAACGAAAGATGGTGTCGGAGGTAATGACCAGGCAATTGAACCTGCACTACTAGTTAAATATTCACCACTAAATGCAACAGTGTTATGGTTCCATTGTTTCTTTCTAAACTCAGCAACCCATTGTTCACTAGGAGTGAAGTCTAACTCTAACGGAATTTGCTCCGTTAGAGGATAGAAGAATTCAATTTCAAGCTGTTGTTGCATCTCGGACAGTATTAAGTTCGTTAATACGTTGCTCTAATACACTTATTGTAGTATTAAAATGTCCTGTGCCTTCTTCCATTGGTTTGTAGTAATAACGCTTTAGAGTCTCTACTTCATTCTGAAGAACAGCAATATACTCACGTCTAGGTACATAAAAATTTTCTTGCATATTACACCACCGAATCAGGTTCCATTGCGATAAAATATCCTAATGGTTTTGTTGCGTGTTTGAATTGGAATGCTTTCTTTTTCGAAATTGTTACTGAATAAGCATCAGGAATAATCTTAAAGTTTTCTACTGCCATATGGCAATCAAATGTGTGCTCGCATTTACCGATAACTTTCTTATAGGTATTTGCCGTATCATTTTTCTTATCACCGATTGTCAAAGTAACATCATCGCCTTTGCAGGAGATTGTGATTGTTGGCGCGCCTGTAATAGCAGCCGCTTTCATAATCATGTTAACATCTTCAGATGTAAGTTTAAACTCATAGTGTGTATCTACTTCAATATCCTTTGTAGGTGCCGCAACAATAACTGTAGGGCTAGAATAGAAATATTCAAATTTACCTGAGTCTTTAGAAATTGTTAAACTCTTCTCACCAAACTCTACATTTTGATTTTCCATTAATGTCAGCAATGCCAACAATGAATTTAAATCATAGATTGCTACTTCTTCCGGGAAGTTCTCAGCAACCGTAGCTTTGGCAAAAATGTTTTTTGCTGTACTAATTGTAGATAAGGTATTACCCTTTCTGATAAGAATATTGCTATTAATAGCAGCAAAATTCTTTAGGGTATCAATCGTCTCTTTACTGATCTGCATTATTTAATCTCCTTGGTTTCAATGTCATGTACATATAATAACATCATGCTATAGTGTAACACCTTTAATATGTCTTGTCTATTCCTTCCGGCTTTCTTTCCGTATCTTTGGGCATACTTCATTACGTTGCCAACGGTAAAACCGACACCATGTCCACTATCAATAATAAATTCAGTTGCCTGAAACTTATTCATTGAATAATGTTCGCCGTAAGTGGCATCGATGTATCCTTTAAACTCTTTTATGAGTTCACCTTCATTATATTTGTATTCAATCATAATCATCTTTCAAAATGTTTTTGGTGTGTCCTTATTCTTTCTTGCCAATATTCTAAAGTTACTACATCTCGATTTAATTTAGGGACAGGTAAAGAATTAAAATCTTTACATACATTCCAATCTGTCACAATAATAGCGCCCATTTCATGATACAAAGGATCTAAATCAGATGTCATTACTATAGGAATACTATTGCATGCAATTGATTCCACAAATCTATGAGAATCCAACGCATTGCCTCTAGGACAGCAAGAATATTTAGATATAGACAATAGAGTTAAAAAATTAGTATAATCTATTCTACCTTTTAAATTTAAGATACCATCACCATATAAATTACTTAAATCCGATCTACTATCATGTGTTGCCCCATACGGAGTAATAATAATAGGTATCATTTTGTTTTCTGGTAATTCTATATACTCAAAAAAACTATTAGGCCTTTGTGGACCTAATTCAGTAAATCCCATAGGTATTTGTAAACATCTTTCGTTAATTTTAGGAAAGTTGTGCCCAGACCAAGAGACTATTTTAGTATCTAATATTCTTAAAGCAGTACGAGGATTAACTAAAGTATCAGCATTCCCTGTTATCAAATGATATGGGACAGCAATAGATGTTAGCATATCTATTGAACCATCCAATAAATCCGCATTAATAAAAATTGAATCATATTCTTTAACAACACCCAACCCAACAGGTTTATGATGTTGGCATTGTACTCCCCATCCATCATAGTACTTGGGTAAATGATCTATAATATGATCTGCAAGAGCAGGCAAACTATTATATCGAATATAATTAAATTTGCCTTTCTCGGTATAATAATTTTCCATTAGTATAACGATTTTCTTTCAACAATAATTGCCGGTCTGCCGCTATGTCTTGCTTTGTAGAATGCTTCTTCTAATTCATTTCCGTTTTTCGGATCATAAACTGGGAAACTTACTGCGGCTCTAAGCATATTAGTAAAGTCCTGCGAATGCGTAATACCCGAATAGAAAGGCCCGCCATCTGCAGTAACTGCTCGAATAATAACTGGCACTTTATATTCACCGTGAGAAATTCTTTCAATTTTATCTATGTGGTTAACAATCGCATCCATTGCAACCAACATAAAGTCATGGCGCTCAAAATATAGTACAGGTAAGAAATTTTCAAATCCCATACCAATACACAAACCTGCCATTAGATTTTCAGCAACGGGTGTTTCTAACTTTTGATTATCGGGTACATTCTTTAATGTGCCCATTGCATTTCCGCCGGGTGCATTGTTAACATTGTAACCTACAAAAATTGCACCTTGATTTCCTAAGTCAGTCATAACTTTTAATGCTGCATCTTTATATTTTAAATCAGATGTATTAAATGTTGAATATGATACTTCAGGCAATGGTGGGAAATATTCATCATCTGTTTTCTTAACAGCTTTTGAAAGATCAATCATACCAGGTTTTCTTGCATGAGGATATGTAATCTTGTAGTAGTACTTAATAACTGAAGGAGAGTTCCACGCATAGTCGGCTTGCTTACCCCAACGGTCTTCATTCGTTGCTTCTACAGAACGATTATTGTTTTCTATAATAAATTTACAAGGCAAATCCCACCCATCCACATACCTTATTGCTTCATAAGTATGTCCATTATCTTCTGTACCATCGCCAATAAAACACCAAACCTTTTGTGTTGATCCTTTTTGCTTTAGTGCCCAAGCAATACCTGCAGCAATTGCGGGTGTACCACCTATGATAGCAGAACAGAAAAAGTTTCGATCTTTGTCATAGATAAACATACTACGACCATTGCAAATTCTATCCTCAACTACTTCTGGAGGAATACCATGCAACAAAGCATGATAATGGCTTCTGTGATTTGAAATAACATAATCACCTTCTTTAATATCTTTAAAGATATCAATCAATTCTTTCTCATTTCCCCCCGAAAGGTGAAACAGAAAAGGCAACTTATTATCTAAATATAATTCACCAATTCTATCTTCAAA